ATGTGTTCTAAGTCTTTGTAATACTGCCTGATCTGCCTGACGTGCATTACGTTATCAATCGCTTGCAGGGTTACATTCTTAACCTTGCCTTGCTTTGCTAACTCTTTTGTCTCATCCTGCTTCTTTTTGTAGTCTTCTTCTAACTGGTCTTGACCATGAAAGAATTTCGAGAGTAACCCACCAACCTCACCAGCGATACCTGCAACCTCACCGCCAGTCTTCTTGATGTCTTGATAGGCTTGAACTGCCGTCTTGATTCCTTCATAGGCAAGTTTGCATCCAGCAAAGATGGTGATTGGATCAATGGTTCACTCCTACTGGGGCTGAAGTTGTGGATTCATTCCAGAGAAAGGACTTCTATTTGGAGCAACATTTTCTGACCCCATTGTTTGAACAGCCATTGGCATAAGTTCTTCTGGAATTACAAATTCCTCTTGTTGACCGCCAAGTTGTGGTTGTGGTTGACCACCCAACTCAGGTGGAATTACCCACTCAGGAGTAGCAACAACGCCTTCTGGCAATTGATTAGACATCAAGCCGCCAGTTAACAATGGTCTAAAGTCATCTAACGACTTTCCAGACAACATAATGGCTCTACCTGCTTCTGTATCAAACGCAGAGCGAGACAACATTTCCATCAGCCTATTGGCTGGAACAGAAGCGATTGCCGCACCCGCAGGGCCACCTACGACAGAAGCCGCCGCCATCCTTGTTGCTTGAGAAGCCGCTTCATCTAAACCGCCATATGCGCCACCCTGACGAGTCATAGACTGAGAAAGGAAACTATATTTGTTTAACATAGTATCTAGATTTTCAGTAACAAATGGTTGAAGATTTTGTTTTCTAGACTGTAAGAAAGTAGAGAACTTGATTGGATCAAAGTTACCTGCGGCATCAGTTGCTTGGGTGCGAGCAGTATTGAAAGTTGCCGCCGCTACATCAGCCTTTATATCTTCTGGCAATACCCTTGCAACCATCATAGAAGCACGTTTTGCTCCTTCTTGACCAGTAGCCTCTGCGGAAACAATCTTTCCAACAAGTTTGGATATATCTGTCTTTAATTCACTAGAACTTGGGTCTTTAATCATTGCTACTGCTAAGTCAGCATCACGCAATGGAATAACATTACCTTTCCAGTAAGTTCTTGCGGCATCCCAAGCATCAGAGACAGTCTTGTTTTGTGCAACAGATTGGCCCCATTTATCAATGTCTCTATCCATAGCCTCAATAACTTCATTGATCCTAATGGCTTCCTTGCTACCAAGTTTATTTTGAGTCTTGGCGGCTTGCAAAGCATCCACAAGCCCTTCTCTAGCCTTACGAATATCAGAAAAAGTGAACTCTGCTGGCCCTTTAATCTCAGGAATAATTGGAACACCAGACTCAGAAAGAATCAATCCAGCGGGTTGCTTAACTTCTTCTTTCCCAAGTTTTCCACCAAAAGAATTAAGTTTGGCTTCTAAACTTGGTCTTTCAAGGATTTTAAACAAGTCGCCATACTCAGATACAACATTCTTTACAGCCATCTCTGTTTCAGATGGAATAATTTTTGTTAAGTTGTTTTGAGTTGCAAGAGTGTCTAACTTTGTATATAACTTATTGCCTTCTCTTGTAACATCTGTATAGTTAGTTTGGATAGCCTTGGCAACATTTTCACCAGCCTTACCTGAATAAACCTTACCACCAGTTACTTTTGTTTCAATTGTTCCACCAGCGGTTTTTAACTGGTTTATGTTGTCTTTCAGCATATCCACAACGCCACCACCACGCGCTTTACTAATGGCTTCAGCCGCACGAGTTGATTCGCTACCAGTAAAGTCACCAAGTAACTTAGGGCTAATTCCTAATGAGGCAGAAGCATCTTTAACCGCTTTAATGTTCTCTTTGAAGTCGTAATGAGTTAGTTTTTCAATTGGTCTTCCAACTAACCCTAAAACAGCAGTTGCACCACCAGAGGTTACACCAGCCTGTGTTGCTTTCTGTCCTCTATCCTCTGTTGGTAATACGGGTTTTGTAAAGTATTCCCAAGCACCACCAAATAAACCTTGTTTTGTTATTTGTGCCAACTTTCCACCAGCACCAAACCAACCCATAGCAGAAGCGGGTGCGGCAATTGTCAGTTCGCCAACAATCTCACCCATTGCGCCCATTACTTTATTGTCGTAACTAAGACGATCAGGTTGTTGTGCAAGACGAGCATTTAACTTATCAAGTGTTTCTTGACGAGTTAATCCAGCCTTTACGCCTAGTTCCAATACGGATTGGACTAAGCCTTCAGCCATTTCTTTTCCCTTATTTACTTGACCTTTTTCAAAGTCACTAAGGTAAGTCTGTTGCATTTTTTCAGCATAAGACTTGTCTTTCCATTCATCAAATAAACCCATGATGTACCGCCTTAGTTAAGTAAGTTTTTTGACTTTAAAAACTCTTCTGCCTGTTGTCTTGTTGGTTTGCCATTATTTGCACGAATAAAAGCATTTATTTTTTCATCCCTACTCAACTCTCCTGATTTTGCTTTTGATGGAGTGGGAGTAGTCGGGGCGGTTGGTTGTCCTTTTGACTGAAGTGTTTGTTTTTCAGTTATAAGTTCTTGCGCCAAACTTGTTTCAGCACGTTGCAAGTCTCGAATTGCACCAGCCATTCTTTCTGAACTTAAAAATGTTGATGGAGAAGCAATTTGATCCTTTGCTCGTTGTGCGTCATCTTTTGCCTGAACGCCTTTGGCGGCATTTAGTACAGAATTAACCCTAGCAGTCAAAGCCCTTTGAATTTCATCTTTATCAATTTGTTTGCCAATTTCTTTTCCACCCCAAATTGGAGGAACAATAGAGCCAACAATATCGTATGCATTTGTTGCTAAGTTATATTTAACTTCCCCATTTTCAATCTTTGATAAAAACTTGTCTAGTTGAGGCGCACGATTTTCTATTTCTTTTAATTGCTTATCAATACCTGCAACATCTTGAATAACGCCAGCAGGTAAATTCCCTCTTGTTACTTGTTGAACAGTAGCAGTACCAGTTGTAGGCATTGATGGTCTAGCCGCTGTTGTTGATGGAGTAGTTGTTGCTCCTTCTGTTGGCGCAGGTGCTTGTTCTTGCGTTCCACTAAATCGCTTGAATGTCAATGGAAATGCTTTTGATGGATCAGTTGCTGGAATAACAACAGTTTGTCCACTTGCTTGGTCAAAGAATGATCTTGGTTTTGCAAGCATTTGTGATGCAATATTTGCTTGAGATAAGTCATCATCAGAAGGCGTTTTTCCTTGACGCAAAGTGTTTTCAACACTACGCAGTTGTGCAATATATCTTTCATCACCAGTCAATTTGGGGATCATTGACGCTTTTAATGCTTGTGCTTCACGTAAATTTATTGACGCTTCAGACTCGGCACGACTTTGTGCTAAGTTACTTAATTGCATAGCCCCTTGCACATCTCCAATCTGAGAAAGTTGAGATGCCGCCGATTGAAGGGCATTTGGATCATTCATGTTTGTTCCACGCAAAATAGAATTTCTTGCGCTAATTATCTGTAACTGCGGGTCTTGTGCGCCTAATACGCCAGCCAACTGACGACCACCATAAATAAGGCTAGTACGAGCAGATGTAAATGGGTCTTGTTGAGCCAATTCTGCTGACTGTGATAATGCCCTTCTGTTTTCTTGTGCTTGGTATGCTTCGGGAGTGCCAAACAAACCACCTACTATATCTGTTGCCATCTGGTTCTCCTTAAAGATTAGCGTAGCCTAATGGTATTTGACCACCGCCATACACATCTGTATATGTTGGCGCAAGCATTGCTGAACTTGTTATTCCACCACCTGCGCCGCCATAGTTTTGTGATCTATTTCCACCAATTTGTTGAGCAAGATATGGATTTGATCCAATGCCTTGTAAGACATTAGCCAAGGGGTTGTAAGCGTTTCCTGCTTGTGCAGTCTTAGCGGCACTTATTCCACCAGATAACAATGCTTGTCCAACATTAGCACCTGCCGTTGCAGACCTTCCACCTAATCCACTACCAATTTCAAGACCTTGTTGACCCATTTGTTCAATAGTTCCACCTAACCCCAAAGTTGTTTGGAATGGTGACAATGCGCCAACTTGACCTTGTTGGTACTGTCCAAGCAATTGTGAGCCACTACCAAACAATCCTGCACCAAATGCAGTTTGTTGTTGACCAGCCGCTTGAGCCTGTGCCGCCAACTGTGCATCTTGTTGTGCCAATGCGTTGTAATAGGCTTCTAATTCTGGATTAGACGCACCCAATCCTTGCGCTCCACTTGGTCTAGCACCAGTAGCACCAACTGACAAACCACCACGCCCTGTTTGGAATAGTTGGTTTTGCAACTGTGCATACTGTCTTTCACGGCTAGGAGCAAGCAAGTTTTGTTGCTGTTCTATGTACTTCTGAGCCGCCTCTTGAGGAGATTGAGCCAAATACTGCTGACCAAGACTAAATAAGCCACCTGCCGCACCTTGTAATGGGGCATATTGCTGTTGAGCCATCAATCCTTGTTGTAACTGCTGTCCAGTTAATGCTTGTAGTTGGTCTTGATAGGCTTGCAACTCAGGAGATACTGTATATCCTGCGCCAATCAAATTACCTTGTGCATCCGTTTGGAAATTGCTTGACCCATAACGAGTAGTTACACCGACAGGACGGAATCTGGAGGCATCTGCCGCCATTCGAGCCGCTTCTCTTTGCCCCGCCGCAGATGTTTCAGCCGCACTCTTAGCGGATTCCCCCTGAAGGTATCCACCTAATAAACTAGCACCAGCAACATAAAATGGCATATCAATTCCCCTTAATCAAAACTTCATCTACTTTTGACGGGTCTTTCTCGTCAGTAGCATGAACACAATACCAAACCACATCGGTGATGGCTTTTACACCATGATTCTCACCAGCCTTAATATCAATACAAGCAGGGGCTTCAACAATCTGAATGTCACCCTCTTTAACAACTACAACCTTACCTTTGGCAATAATCCCAAAATGGGAGTAGTTGTGCTTATGTTGCATGAGCATCTGCCCCGCACTAATGTGCGTTTCTTTGGCATACAGTCCATCAGAAAAGTGGTGTGTAATCATTCTTATCTCAATTCAAACCAATAGGCAGGGTTTTGACCCGCACTAGACTGCACAGAATAAGTAGCACCAATTGGAACAATGAAGTCCACGTTAGCCCTTGGATATAAGTCTTGCTCTGTATAGTAAGCAGTAGCACCATTAACAGTAGCCGTATAGTTACCATTTCCTGTTGCAGTCCATGCCACAGCCACCCAAATAGGTTTACCAGTAGAATTAGTGTATGTTGTATTCAAACCACGACTGCCTAAGACATTCTGATAAGTTTGAGTTGAACTACCAAGAATATTGGTTGCATTAGTTGCGTTTGTTGCGTTTGTTACAGCAGTAGTGCTAATAGCAGACACAATATCAGAGGCAGAAGCCGCACTCAATGCGCTAGTTCCATTGCCTTTGACAATTGCACCAGAAGAGATTGATGTTGCCCCTGTACCGCCTTGCGGAACAGTCAAAGCAGTAGTTAGACCAGTAATTGAAGTAATGTCAGAGTTAGCACCAGAAGCCGCCGCACTCAGATTTGTACGAGCATTTGCCGCAGTCGATGCACCAGTACCGCCATCAGCCACAGTCAGGTCTGTTATGCCCGTAATAGTTCCTGCGCTAATCGCAACAGTTGCTATCGTTGTTGTGCCAGTAAAGGTAGGAGATGCTAAGTCTGCCTTAGTAGCAATAGCCGTAGCAATGTTGTTGAACTCAGTATCAATCTCAGTTCCCTTGACAATCTTTAAAGCATTGCCAGAAGATAGGTTATCTTTGGTAGCAAAGTTCGTGCTTTTGGTGTAATCACTCATGATAGTTTCCCTTGTTTAGCCTGTATCTCAATCTTTTGAATAGACAATGGTGTTCCATTTATGTCTGACTCATATCCAGTTTGAACAACCTTTCCAGCACCCGTTGCAGAAACAACAAGCGTTTGCAAAGCAATACCATCGCTGTACTGAGCAATAGTTGTAGCATTTGCACCATACTCAGCAATCCCGTAATAGGACTCGCCCTGAGTAGGAATCGTGCTGTTGTCTGACAAGTAGTTGGTCTTAAAGTCAAATCCCCACTTAAATGTAACAGTCTGGTTGCTACCACCAATCACAACAATAGACAACTTCTTCAAGATAGATGTTTGATTCTGATCACCTAAATCAGCATGGTTTGTGTAATACAACATCCTATAAGAAGATGTGTAATCTTGATAAGTGCTATACAAGCCAATATAGCCATTCTTACCAATGTATAGACTTCCATCTCTTCGAGATAACAATGCTGTTGGCTGAATAGAATCCCAAGTTGTTACCCTAGATGCGCCATTTTGCAATATGCCTTTTGTATCAAAGCAATACACAGCACCAATGCTAGGCGTAGTCAACAAGTAAAACGCTTCACGCTCAGAGTAGACAGACTTAATGTTGGCTAATGTCTCACCAGCAACAACGCTAGTTAAGTCATTACGGATATTCTTAGATAAGTCTCTCTCAGGCGCAGACTTCTCTTGGATCGTTCTCATCAATGAACGAACACCAGAGTTGGATAAAAACAAC